AGTCTTTTTACAAACGAAAAGACCGATTCTGGTTCGAAAAACTGTCCCGTAATAAAACTGACAAAGAAATTGAGGACTTTTTTATCAGCAATTTTGTTATGGCCTCTGATCCTGCTAATTTGTGGGTCGGAAGCATTATTCGTGAAGGTGACAGAAATTATACAGACTGGCAAAGAAAGATTCAATCGCTAAGTTATATTTTTAAGGAAGAATCAGATAAACTTTTCTCTGAGAATAAATTTGAGGATGTTTTTGACTGCAAAAGCGGACACCCTCCAGTTTTGAAAAGTTTCCTGAGCGGGAAAATTAGCCTTGAAACTTTGGTAATTTATGATAGAATTTTCCTGTTCGGGAAATCTTTTGATAAGAAGTTAAAAGACCCGATTTGGGAGATTGTCAGTTTGAAAATGAAAAAGTATTCTCCTTTTCTAAATATCGATGTATTCCGTTATAGAAAAATCTTGAAAGAAATCGTGGTAGGTGCTCAATGAGTTTTTTTGATTCCGAAGTCGTCCGTTCTGAGATGACAGAAATTTCTGAGATGCAAGAAGAAATATACCATAACGTATTTCGCTTCTTTAAAATGTCTCGGGAAGATAAGATTAAACATGTTGACTTGCTTCAGAAATTACTGAACAAGCAGCAGGTTCTTTATACTCGTTTGAGTCTTTCTGATGATCCTGAAGCTAAAGCAATGAAGCAAAAGATCTCAGAATCTGCAACGATGATGGGTCTTGACGAAAATGTGGATATGAACGTCATTTTTGGTAATATGTCCAAACTGATCGACGTGATGCGCGAGCAGATTGACAAAAACGACCTGAAGGACTAGAATAACGGGGTACACAAAGGCCAAATCCAATTTACACGAGGTACACATGTCTTTTGCTAATCTTAAAAAGCAATCTAAACTTGGTTCTCTCACCGAAAAACTGGTGAAAGAAGTTGAGAAAATGAGCACTGGTTCTGGTGGTGCAGATGAACGTTTCTGGAAACCAGAGATGGATAAAACCGGTGTTGGTTCTGCAGTGATTCGTTTCCTGCCTGCCCCTGAGGGTGAAGATCTTCCTTGGGTGAAGATGTATTCTCACGCATTCCAAGGCCCTGGCGGTTGGTACATTGAGAACTCTCTGACTACTCTGGGTCAGAAAGATCCTGTGTCGGAATACAATCGTGAACTGTGGAACAGCGGTAGCGAGAACGATAAAGAAACTGTGCGTAAGCAGAAGCGCAAACTGAACTACTATAGCAATATCTACGTTGTGAAGGATCCTGCTAATCCTCAGAACGAAGGTAAAGTGTTCCTGTTCAAGTTCGGTAAGAAGATCTTCGACAAGATTCTGAATGCTATGCAACCAGAATTCGAAGATGAAGAGCCTATCAATCCCTTTGATTTCTGGGGTGGTGCTAACTTCCGTCTGAAGATTCGTAAGGTTGAAGGTTATTGGAACTATGATAAGTCTGAGTTTGACTCTGCTGCTCCTTTGATGGATGACGACGATGCTCTGGAAACTCTTTGGAAGAAAGAGTATTCTCTGTCAGCAATCGTTGCTCCCGATCAGTTCAAGTCCTATGAGGATCTTGAGAAGCGTCTGAAGTATGTGCTGGGTCAAAAGAATCCTGCTCGTGCTGTCGTTGAGCAAGAAGACGAGTATGAATCCTATGTTCAAACTCCTTCGAAAGAAGATAAAGTGATGGAAGAACTGGAAGCATCCTATCAGAAGAGTAAGTCTGCTCCTTCCCTTCCCAATCTTTCACCTGTGGAAGATGAAGATGAAGATGATGCGATGAAGTATTTCCAGAAACTGGTTGACGAGTGATTATTCAAATAATCTGATATTATCGCCTCTTTTCAAGGTGGAGTTCACGTATTGAGCTCCACCTTTTTTATACTCCATAATATTATCCAAGTCATTAAACAGAACATTCAGATATCTTGCCTTTAGAACATAGATATTTCTCTTATCTTCTTGAATTTGATTCTCATAATCGTAATTCGTCACAACATGCCCAATATTTGATTTTGTAACTTCTTGTCCGAGTAAATAATCATAATAAGTGATCGAATACCCAGCATCAACTTGTGTTCCTTTTGGTACAATTACAATACCGTTAGTATTCAAAATTTCTTCAGTTTCGTAGTGGTGAATACCACTGTACAAGGTATCATAATCTCCATACTTTTCCAAAAGATATTTGTCAAAGGTAAACTGAGTCATTGGCCACTCAGTTTGGATGTTCAAAATATTATTTGATAAAAGAACCACCCAATCTAATGTAGATTCGTTATAAAATTTATATGCAACACTATCTGGTCTTTCGTCACCTACAACTTGGTACTTAGTAAAGAATGAAAGATCGCCAAAAATATCTTCACGAATCTTTCCACGCTTAAAAAGATTTTTTACGTTATCATAGTTTGAAATGTAATGTTCATCTTTATTACGACTTACATATTCAAAATTAGGAACTTGACGGAAGTATGGTTTTGACATTTTAGTAACCTATTGTAGTTTTAGCTGCTTCATCATAATCTTCATTAAAGATTGGTTCAAGTTCATTAAATTGCAGAGTCAAACCATACTGTGTCATAGTAGATTCTTTATCATAAAAAACTGAGTAAGAACCATCGGGAGTATAATCAACAGAACATTGCGTCAATGCACAAATTTTAATTTTATTGATTGATGTGTGCTCTTGATTTTCATTATTACCATTTCGATATACTATTTTAAAAACATTGGGTGCCTTAAGGAATAATTCCTGGTCCGTTTTACGAATTGCCATTCCTTTTTTAAAGAAACGAATAATTCCTTTAACTTGTTGTGCTTCTCTTTCGTTTCTTGGTGAAAGTCTAAAACTAAAATTAAATGGTCTCAGTTGAGGTCCATTAAACAGAAGTTCCATGTTTGGGTTTACAACTGCACCAGCAAATCTTGACATTATATTTGTTCCTGCTGCTTTTCCTGCTGCCCATAATTGAATAGCACGTTTTATATCGTCATTTCCTGCCAGTCCTTTTAATACATCTAATTCTGGTAAAGTAAAAGAACTGTTTTGAAGATCTAATGAACCTTGTGCTAGCAATGTTTGCAATGGATTGATAGTGTCATTCTGCCAATCAACACTATTCATGTCTGAAATTGTTGGTTGGATTGGCAATAATACTCTACCAAGTATTTTTTCAAGATTAATATTTCTAGTTGCTAATCCACTCTTAATATCAAATCCACCAAGTTTCTTTCCTCCATATTCGACCATCATAAACTCGATGAAGTCTTGGCGATTATTTCCCAATCCTTCTGGATATATCCAATTTTCATAACTACCAACTTTTTGTTCGGTCTTACCTGCAATTTCAACGTTTGTAGATTTCACTGAAGTTGGATCTGTTCCTCCACCAGATCCATTAGGAGCTGCAGGATTTGTAGGTCTAGTTCCATCTGGGGTTTTGCTGGGATTTGCTACGTTTTTAGTGCCAGGAACTCCCAAAAATGTTCCTTGTCCGGGCAAATTATTATTGAATGCAGCGGCTCTTTGACTATTCAGACCTGGAATAGAATTTCCAGTGTAAAAATCTCGAAGCAATTCTTGATCATTCGCATATATCAATCCTTTTGCAGTGACATAACCATTATTGCGTAAATTTTCTATACTAGTACTTGTAGATGGGGTCCATCCCCAATTTCCAGTTCCACCAGTATTTGCTAACGATTGAAAGGATGGATATGTATCTCCTCCCGCAAACCATTCTGCATTACCAGTTTGATAATCAACCAGAATTCTACCGGGAACACAACTTCCACCTAATGGCATACAATAATTGAATGTTGTCTGATTTGCCATTATTTAAGTGCAGTTTTTTACCTATTTAGTGACGAATTTTGCAAAAGGTAATGAACGCAAATATTCAATCTCGTTGTTTCTTACAACATGCATCTTTCCTGCAACTTCTTCCCATGTATAATTGCGCGATTGCCCCCAGTGAAAATTAATTCCTTTGAATCCCCAACGTTCTACAGCAGTCACAGCAATCAATGGATGTTGATCATATTCAATATTTGGAGTTTTTGATACGTATATAAAGGTATAATATTTACCAACATCAGGAATAAACTCAGATTCTGTAAAAACTTCAAGAATATTCATCATGATCAGTTCTGCATCTTCAGAACCATCCAATTTCTGTTGAAGTCTTTTAACTCTTGCTGATGTCATTTGATTCCGAGTTCTTCTTCCGTGATGATTTTAAACTCAATCATATGATCCTTACAAAATTCTTCCGCAGCCTTCCACTTTGCTTGATTGGTTGCATAAGTATAAACTTCGTGAATGTATGATTTTGTTGTTCTTGATTTTGGTTTTGGTGGTTCAGTTTGTTTCTTGGGTTTGATTTCAATAATATATTTTTTTATCTGCCCATTATTCTCTTTCACTTTAATAATAAAATCTGGAAAATAATTTCTAACCTTTTGACTTACGGGATCGTAGTATTTGATACGAATTTCTTCCGATCCCCATGCAATTATATTTTCATTCAAATCACACCACCGACAAAACACTCTTTCCCAACTACTCCTACAAATGATATTGTTGGGATCACCTTGATACTTTTTGGGATAGGATGGTTGATAGCGACTCTTAATACTTTCTGCCATTACCCATATACATAATATATAAGTAAATCTATTTAGTAATGCCTCATAGATCCATTTCGGATATAAAGCATATTATATTAAAACCTGCGTTAACGCATCTTTTTTTAGTGCAATTTCCGATACCAGGGAATCTTGCAAATGTAAATGAAGGATTGCGGAACTGGATGCTAAATTATACAGATTTGCCACTCGATCCACTTGACAATGGTGTAACCGATAAAATTTCTTTGCTTTGTTCTGAAGCAAATCTTCCTGGATCTTCATTATTAACTCACGAAATTAATAATGATTTTACTGGACAAACTGAAAGACATGCATACCGCAGATCATATGATGATCGAATAGATTTTACTTTTTATGTGGATGAAAGATATGATATTGTAAAATTTTTTCATAATTGGATAACTTTTATTGTTAATGACAAAGCACCAAAAGAAGAACAGGCATCATATGGAATTAATCAAAAGACTTATAATAGTAGAGTAAGATTTCCATCCGATTATTATACTCAGAAAATGAAAATTGTAAAATTTGAAAAAAGTATTGGACTTAAAGACTATCCATCAGCATTTAGCACTCCATCTACCGGAACATATGGTCCACAAGTTAATGAACAAGAAAATGTCTTAGTGCATTCTTTTGTTAATGCATATCCAATCAGTATAAATTCTATTCCGGTTTCATATGATCAACCTTCTCTTTTAAAGTGTACAGTTTCATTTACATATTCTAGATATTATGTTGGATTAGAGAATGCTTCTAATTTTTCTAAAGGAGATCCAGACTAACCCGATAAATACTCACATATATCATAATACATCATGCCTTTACCTAAAATTTCTACACCAACATATGAGTTGGAATTGCCATCAACTGGAGAAACTATTCAATATAGGCCATTTTTAGTTAGAGAAGAAAAACTTCTTGTTCTTGCACTGGAATCAGAGAACATGAAGGAAATTACAACCGCAATTAAAACTGTTATTAAGAGTTGTATTTTATCAAAAGGAATTAAGATTGAAAGCCTTCCTACTTTTGATATTGAATATTTGTTTCTGAATATTCGTGGCAAGTCTGTAGGAGAAGAAATTGAAGTTAATGTAATTTGCCCAGATGATGAAGACATCACGGTTCCTGTTACAATTTCTGTAGATGAAATTCAAGTAGTCAAGAACGAAAAGCATACAAATAAGATCAAAGTTGATGATTCTATCATGATGGAAATGAAGTATCCATCATTGGATCAATTTATTAAATCAAACTTTGATTTTTCTGGCGCAAACTTGATGGACCAATCTTTCGATCTGGTTGCTTCATGTGTCGATAAAATTTATTCTGATGATGAAGTTTGGACATCCGCAGATGTAACCAAAAAAGAAATCATGGAATTTCTTGAGCAGATGAATTCATCTCAGTTCAAGCAAATTGAAACATTCTTTGAGACGATGCCAAAATTATCTCATGCTGTAAAAGTCGTGAATCCAAAGAGTGGTGTTGAGAGCGAGGTAGTTCTGGAGGGCCTTTCCAATTTTTTCGCATAGGCCTGGTTCATATGGACCTGGAATCTTATTATAAATTAAATTTTTCCTTAATGCAGTATCATAAATACTCATTAACGGAGATTGAAAACATGATGCCTTGGGAACGAGACATTTATGTTGCTCTATTACAACAGCATGTAGAAGAAGAAAAACTCAAGCAGCAACAAAATGCGTGATCAATTAGTCAACGAAACTATTGATGCAAGGATTCTAAGACTTGTTGGTCTTGAGGATGTTTTTGATCTGGATTATGAAACTTATCTAGTTCTTTTAAAAGAAGCGCAAGTAAAGGGGAAGAACACAATTCCTGCAGAAGAGCAGGCAATTCTTGCAAATGAAAGAAAAAGAATAAGAGGAAAAGTTGGTCGATTCAAAGTTAAATCAAAGACGATCAGATCTGAAAATATAACATCGGTTAGATCGATTGGGCAAAAGTTACTTCCAGCAGCAAAAGGTGTTGGAGCAGAACCACCAATCGTAAAATCTTTATTGGCAATAAGCAAAACTGTTGAGTCAATTTCTGTAAGTCTGACCGATCAAAGTAAAGAAGAAAGCAAAGAGGCAGAAGAGAACCGAAAGGAAGAAGAAAATAAAAAACGTGCAAAGAGAGAAGAAACTTTAGAGTCAAGTGCAAAAAAAGTTATAGCAGCAGCCAAAAAACTTTTTGCACCAGTAAAAGGAATATTTGATTCTATTTTGAATTTCTTTTTCTATACTTTACTTGGAAAAGGAATTACAACAGCACTTGAATGGTTTGCAGATCCAGCAAACAAGGAAAAAATATCTGCACTGGGTAAATTTGTAAAAGACTTTTGGCCAGCATTGTTTGGCACTGCTGCTGTATTTTTAACACCTCTTAGAGGATTTATTGGAACCACTCTTGGTTTAATTCGCAATCTTGCTTTTAGATTCCCACTCGTAGCAGCAGCTGCGGGTGCTTCTATTGCTGGTGAAATAGGTGATAAAAAATTACGAGAAATGACTGGTACTGGTTATAGCACTGCTATGATCGGATCGACTCCAACACCATTTGGAGCACCCAAAGTAAAAACAAAACCCAAAACTGAAAAGGAGATTAAAGAAAATCAAGAAGCTCCTTATGGAAGAAATCCAGATGGTACTCCTAAATTATTTCCAAGTCTTTTTACATCTGGCGGGTTAATTGACTCAAATACTGGTACAAGAATATCTGGAGCAGGTCCAGACACACAACTGACTGCATTACAACCTGGAGAAATTGTAATGAATCGCTCTACTGTAAGAGCGGTCGGAGCAAACAATCTTCTTGCATTAAACAGTATGTTTGGCGGCCCAAATGCCAACAAACCAAAATTTGCGGGGAATATTCAATTATCACAAAATGGTGGCATGGTGGGTAGATTTATGAACTGGTGGAATCGAGGGAGAAACGTTCAGGTTCCAAATGAAAATACTGCCAAATGGGGTGGATTGCGTCAATACATGACAAAAAATCCAAACCCACAAACTTTATTGGGCAATGACAGACTTCAAAATATGGTTTCTGATCAGGCATTTAAAACTCAGCAACAACCAGGATTAAAAAATTGGAGACCTTGGAGGGGATTTGTTGATGAAAGAGAATTGTTTAAGATGATGCGTGGTAAACCTGGGGATCCTTTTAAGTTTACACGAACTGGCCCAACTCCAGCAATTCGTCAAGCAGTTGAAAGACCTTTAAGATCTCCATCTGTTCGTGGAGGATTGGGATTGACTGCAGGAATTGAACTCGGTACGAACATTTTTGCTCCACTTGCAGTAAGTATTGCAGCACAAAGAAGACAAGCACAAGAGCAACGATATACAAGTATGATGTTGGGGAATACAAGTGTATCTGGAAAATCCGCTAACGTTATTCCAACACCAAACAGTAGATCTAGAATTATTACATTACCACCAACAGTTGTTCCTGCGTCCACTCCTGGCGCTATGGCCGCTGCTGGAACTGAAATACCATCATTTTCTGCGATTGCTCCTGGAAATAGAAGATTTGATAATGCACAAATCTACGGATTAATCCCATAAGATCATGGCAGTTAACGCTCAGAAGTTATTACCACCAGCAAGATTGACAGCAGGCGAAAGAATGGCGGCTGCTTATGACAAGAAGATTGATGACTTGCTGAATCTTAAGATTAAAAAGAAACTAATTAACGTAGAAAAAATTGTAAATAAGACGAAAAAAGTTAAGGAAAAAACAAAAAAAGATAAAAAAGTAAACAAAGAAAATGAAAAAAGAAAGGTAAAAGAAGATAGACTTGAAAAGCAAAAACCGCAAGAAATAAAAAAATTAAATCTACCAAATTTGCCAAAAACTGGATTTCTTGATAGCGTTCAGAACTTTCTTGGGTATACTTTTCTTGGATATTTGTTTACAAATTATGGCGACAATCTTCCACAATTAAAAAAAGTTGTGAATCTGTTACCCGCAGCAGTAGATACATTTGGCAAGGTTCTTATTGGAACTTTAGATTTTTCTTCTGCACTAATTGCTGGTGGATATAAAGCAAAGGATGAATTATCAAAACAGATTAAATCATTAGGAGGCGAAGACGCACAAAAAACCTTTGATCAGTTTACAACTGATTTTAGAGACATGATTAATTCAATCATGACTTTAGGATTAGTTCAACCCAAACAACCAGTACCACAAAAAACCAATGGTGGTTTAGTTACAAAAATGGTTGTTGGTGGCAATGTTACTCGAATGGGGCGCCCCGTTGGTGGAGAAATTACCAGAGAAATCAAAGCAACACCTGAAAGAGTAGCACTCCCAATCGTTTATAGGCAAGAAACTCAACCAGGAAAAGATATTGGTGGACAAGAGAAAATTGAAAAAGTATTTCCATCATCCAAGAATAAATCTGAACCCGGACCATTAAACACCTTGATGTCAACTTCATCATCTCTGAGCAAGGTTCCTTTTATTGGACCATTGATGGCTGCCGCTGTTGATATTGCAATGGGTCAGAAACCTGATAAGAGAGTTTATCAGAGTTTTGGACAATCCTTAGCATATTTAATTGGACCTAGCATTGAAAATCAATCATCTCAAGCAGTCAATAATATTGCATCAACTGTGTTGGCAATGGCTGGGGGTGGAATTACTCGCCAAATTCAAAGAAAAGGTATAAGTCAAGAACAGTTTGGAGTTGTGTTAGGTAAAATTTTTGAACAAAGTGTTGAAAGTCGATTGGCAAATATTTTTAGTGAAATACTGAAAACAAAAAATACTGAAGCAACTCCGACAACTCCATTCCCTGGAGCAGTATCGGTAAGTAGTGAAAGTCCCGACTTTTGGTTGCTTGCTGTCGCGGCACTCATGGAAAACTCAGATCCTCAAGGTGCAGCAGATGTAGCACAGGTTATTTACAATAGAGTCGCATCTCCAGCATGGCCAGGAGATATTCGTTCCGTTATTTTGGAGGACAATGGTGGTCAATTTCAACCAGTAAGAGATTATGGGTCTATTTCGGACTGGAAATCAATTAAGGATAAAGAATCTGCACTTAAATTTATCCAAAAACACGGGAGAAGACAAGATCAATTGGAACAAGTTGCAGCAGCATTACTTGATGCCAATAGACAAAGATCTGCAGCGTCTTTTGTTGGACCAAGAGATAGTTTCAGAGCAGAGGCATATGAAAGACAAAATAATCATCTCGCAAATGAAACTGAACAAACCCGCCATGGTCATACTTTTGGATTTGAACCAGGAGGTGCTCAAATTGCTAAATTTAAAGCAGGACAATTAAGACCTGCACAAGTATCGGCTTCTACCCGAGGAACTGTATCATCGACCACAGCTCCTTTGACTGGTGAAAATGGAAGATTGAAACCCGAACAACTCAAACAAGTTGGTGTCTTGTATGGTGGTGCAGATTATCAAGATTGGTATGGAAACAATGCAATGCTTCTGAAAGCAGGTAATTGTGCAGACGCATTTCTTGCAGCAAAAGCACAAGCAGCAAAAGAGGGTGTAACAATTTTAATTACAAGTGCATATAGAAGTTTGGCACACCAGACAGCAATTCAGGGTAAGTATAATGTTGTTGCTGCACCAGGACAATCGAGACATGGAGAAGGGACTGCATTAGATATTCAAGATGGAACTCGTGGTTGGGATTGGTTTGTAAAAAATGGTCCAGCATATGGTTGGTTCTATATGAAAATACCTGGAGATCCTGTTCACTTTGAATACATGGGTGGATGGAAACCGTCAACAACTAGTCCTACTAAGAGTCAAGCGGTATCATCTTCTTTTGAACCATCAGCGCCAACCGCAAATATTGCATCATCAATTCCAAGAGTTTCAAATGCAGCAAATCAAATTGCAATGACACCCGCATATGATGATGTTGAAACTGTATTCATTCTAAAAGAGAAAATTGTTCTTAAAGAAGTTGCATCACAAAGCACGTCATATAATAATCAGGGAACTATCGCATTTCCTGGGGTAAATAGTACCATACCAACGTTAGTCGGATGACATATCAAACTCCCAATTTAGCTGCACAAACATCAAACATAACTCGATTTGAAATCATTCCAAATAAAGGAAGGAAACTTGATGTTTCTCTGGGATCTGTTCAACTCCAATACTATGAAAGTATTCTAGACAATACTATTCGTGTTACTGCAGTTTTAGTTGATAGTGGAGAAAGATATGAAGGTGATAGTTCTTCAGCTCTAGAAATGAATGATTTGAAATTGACGGGTGGTGAGCAAGTAGAATTGGAAATGATGGATAACTATGAGCAAAAACTCAAGTTTTCTGGCAATACACAACTTCGAGTGAAGTCAATTCGTGATATTGTTGAAGGAAATGTCTCAACCTATATGATTGATCTGTGGTCGAAAGAGTGTTTGGATAATGAATTAGTAGAAACAAGAGTAACAAAAAGATATGATGGAAAAATTTCAGATTCCATTCGTTCAATATTGACGAATGCCTTAAAGACTCCAAAAACAATTGATGCCGATGAAACAGAAAATCTATTCAGTTTTCTTGGTCGTTCTGAAAAACCATTTTATAAATGCACATGGCTCGCAAAAAGATCAATTCCAACTGGATTTAAAGGAAAGAGTGCTGGATATCTTTTTTATGAAACTTCCCAAGGATATAAATTTAGATCGATTGATAAACTATTCCAAGAAAAATATAAAAGAAGACTAATCTTTACAAGAACTCCATATCTTCCAGAAGGATATGATGCTAAAATACTGAAGTTTTCTTTTGATAGTACGATTGATGTAGAGCAGGCATTGGTATCTGGATCATTATTCAGAACTGAATTGAGAGCAACCAATTTTTATGATAATAAACCTAGAAGAAATGAAACATCACACACTGCTCAAGAAAATGTGGAAACTATGGGTGGAAAAGAACATCCAACCATTGCAGCGGATCAAAATCTTCAAGACAAATCTACTCGCGTAGTTGTTCGCTATGATAAGAAAGGTGTTCTTCCACCAGGAAAGAACTTGGAAGAGCAACTAACCAAATCAAAAGAAAATGACTATGATATAGATGCGATTATTCGCCAAGCAACAATGAGATATAATCAGTTGTTTACACAGAAATTATCGATTACAATACCAGGAGACTTTGGTTTAAATGCCGGAGATCTGGTATACTGCGATTTTCCTGAGATTACAAGAAAAACTATGAAGTCAGTAAGCCACAGAAAAGGTGGTCTATATATGATAGTAGATTTATCTCATTTGATTACAACCAATAAAACTTTCACTAAACTGAACTTGGTGAGAGAGTCTATAGGAAGAAAACCTTTCTGATTTAAAACAATGAACAGAACAATTCAACAACATATTAATGATGATAGAGATGAACTGGATAATCCAGAAATTAATTCTCAACGTCGTCGCCATATTGAAGGGGAACTTGATGCATTAGAACAGTATCAAGTAAATCACCCAGATGAAGACCGTGATCCATCCCCATTAGAATTATTTTGCGATATGCATCCAGATGCTCTCGAATGCAGAGTATATGAAGACTGATGCAAGGAACTTTATTTAATCAAGAGAACGCAGCCCTACAACCAATGTATTTTTGGTTTGGGCAAATTGTTGACGATGCGACTTGGAAAGATAACGAATTAAGAACAAAATGGGATAATCCTCAACAAATTCCCGGTTGGGGGTCAAGATTTCGTGTGCGTATTTTTGGACGAGACATTGGAGATGTAGAGAATTCTCGTCTGGATATGGCAGAGTGTATATATCCAGTTACATCGGGTTCTGGTCATGCAGCGAGTTACCAGACCGCAAATTTAAAAAAAGGCGCATATGTCATAGGATTTTATCGTGATGGAATTGATAGAGAAGATCCTGTAATTCTTGGTTGCCTTGGCAATAACGATCAAACACAATTATCTCAAACAATTCCACTCAAACCATTTGAACCTCATAGTGGTTTTGTTGGTGAAGGTGTACCATATTATTCAATTCCAGTTGCACCATATAAACCAATTGAAGGAAACACTGGTTCTTCAACCACACAAAATAATACTAATGATCAACAACAAAAAGATGATGGAAAACAGCAAAATCCAATTAAATCAAAATGTGATCCTGCAGAACTTCAGGGAATACAAAAAATCATAAAAAATTTAATCAAAGACATTGAAAATGCAAAGAAACAACTTAAAGATTGGAAGAACACGGTCTTAAAACCAATCAATTATAATGGACAGCAGATGTCCGTGTCTGATTATATTCAGATGAAGATTAATAATGCTGCGAAAGATGTTTCAAAATTCTTTAAAGATATTATTGATGGAACTCGAAAGTGGACCACGGAAAAGATTAATAATACGATGAAGGATACGTATTATCTTCTTCATCCAAATGAAAGGCCAGAATTAAAAGAAAAAGTAGAACAGGCAAACGATACTCTTTCATGTTTGTTCAATAAAATTATTTCCAATCTCTTAAAAATGATTGGAAAAGCACTTCTTTCAATGGTGAATCAGGTCATCAATACCGCAGAGTGTTTGCTTAATAATTTTGTTGGCGGATTGCTTGGAAAACTTGTTGGATTAATTTCCTCAGCACTTACAAATATTTTGAGACCGATTGAAGCATTGATTGGTGGTGTGTTTGATATTGGAGGGGAACTTTTAAACTTTGTTGGACA